AATTAGCATTTTCTGTAAATTCAAATACTTCCTCATTGATAGTAGATACAGTTAAACTTACTCCGACTTGAACTGTGCTAGACTCATTTCTTAAAGTTAAAGATTCGCCCTCAATAAATTGAGTTGCTGTTCTTAACTTGACAAGAATAACATTGTCGGCGTAAGAAACAATAGTAGCAGTTGCTCCAGAGGAATTTCCTTCAATTGTATAATTTAATTGAAGAAGAGTGTCATCTCCAACTAGAGAAACTCCAATGTTGTATAGAGGTAAGAAAGTTAGAACTTGATTTCTCTTGCCAAATCTGTCCTCATATCCTGTAGAATTTTCAATTCTATTCGTAACACTCTTAACAGATGCCGAGTTTAAATTAATTACTGGTGAGAGATTTGAATTTGAAGACGATAATACAAATTTATATGCTAGAGAGTTATCTATGTTGTTATACAATTCATTCACTCTAGAAGAAATTACTTTTTGATTTAAGAAGAAATGCTCTTCATTCAAGAAAGTTTTTTCATAGTCGCTAACAGAATAAGAAAGATAATTTTGTGTATTTGAGTCTACAGGAATGATATTAGTTGTTTTAACAAAAGATTCTAGATTAGTTCCATCTAGTTCTAAGAAAGCAATTTGAGCATATAATTTTTCATACTTTCTGTTGTATGTCGCTAACACTCCAGAACCGCCACCAATAGCATTAGATCCGGCACGATTTGGACCAACAATATTGTATGAATCTACTCCAGAATTTGTAACTCTATAAAGAAGTGAATTTAAAGAAACTCCAGAAATTCCTCCTACATCTTCAGCAGATTTGTAGAATACATATGAATTTCCACCATCTTCAAATCCATGATCACGTTGATTTACTTTGATAATAGAATTATTATTTTTGAATAGATTTGATGTAGCAGTAGTAGAAGATCTGACACTAGTTTCAAATGGGTTTGAATCAATTAACGTGTAACCTAGATTTTCATTAACTACAACTAATTCTGCTGATTTTTGTGTATCAAATTCTGCTTTTAATAACGTGAATTTAATGTCTTCAAAAATATCTTCAGTCCATACATCGGTATTCTGTGACTTGTACACAGATCCAAGAAGAGGTTGAGTAGTAACTACTGTTCCCGTTGTTACTTCAACATCACCTAATTTTGATGCCCATAATTCATAATCAATAGAATCCGTTTCGATTACAAGAGCATATTCTGTATCATTTGTAAGATAAACAGGATATTTGAAATCAAATCTTGTTGGAGTTGTGCCCTGTGTAATGCCCGTAGAATCGTCAGCAACCCCCATCAAAACTGCTGGAGTATCAATTGTTATAGATGCCTTTACAACAGCACCAGACGCTCCACTACCTACCCCTCTGATAACTACAGAAGGTGCCTCAGTGTATCCATTTCCACCTAAAGCAAGATTAACATTATACAATTCTCCATTAGATACATTTGCTGATCCTACAGCAGTTGTTCCTCCTGGTAATTGAGGACTCTCAATTATTACAGTAGCAGAAGTATAGTTTGATCCTAAAGATTCAACTTTAAGATCAGAAATCTTTCCAGAATCTTTAGCAATTACAATGGATGCCTGTCTATTTCTAGTATCATTGTATCTAGTTACAGACAACAATTCTAACGCTTCATTCTGAACAAAAGATTTTCCGTTATTATTACTCAATACAAATGTATATACTTGGTTTTTGCTGAGCTGGAAATTTGGTGAATTTTCATCAGCAATTAAAACGTTATTTCTATCATATACTTTAGATAATGGACCAACAGCACCAGAAGAAATACCGGTTACATCTTCTCCTCTTTCCACAGTGATATTATCAACATCACCAGTTAGATACACTCTTAAAATAGTGTCTGGAGATTTAACAATCTGTGTTCCTGGAATAATATTTTTGCCTGGTTTTCCTGAAGTTAAGTCTGTTAAATAAGCTCTTACAGGAATAGTGGCACTCTTCTTGGCAAAGTATAAATCAACTCCAGTTGTAAATACTCCACCTTCAAAATTTTCAATTTTGAAAGTTTGTGCTAAAGGATTTGGTTTTGATTCTACATCAGTATTACTATCAACTAATTGAGTACCTTCATTTGCTTTAAAGAACGAAACTTCTGTGCTTACAATAGAAGCTGGGTTTTGTGGTAATAAACCAGTTCCGTAATATTTTACTTCAGCATATGTTTCTACTTCATCCTTTTTAGCATTAGATTCGCTAGAAGTAAATCTAATTGTTTTTGTTCCTTCTGTAAATCTTACCTCTTCAGAAAATTCATCGTAAGAAACATCATTTAGATTTCCATTCCAAGTGCTATTTTCTAATGGAGATTTACCAGCAGGAATCAAAATAATTCCGCTTAGATTTCCATTGTCATCTGTAACTAGATCGGCACCAAATGTTGTTGGAGAATTTCCTGGAATACTTGTATATCTGCTATCAGGGATTGTCCATCTACCAATATCTTTGCCATCCATAAAGACATAAACTTTGGTGTTTGGTTTAATTCTATTGACAGTAAACTTAACTGGTCTTGTACGTAGGAAGAACTGTAAAGCAGTAGATACGGAAGAACCATTTACTGACTTAGAAGATACCCCTTTGGCAAGTTCATTATTCTGAGGACTTACATTAGAAGAACTAGCAACTTTGGCAATACTTACAGTAGAAGAAATATCTTCAGAATTTACAGAAGATAATGATTCAATACTAAAAATAGATTGGTTAGATCCAACCCAGTTGATAATATAGTTGTTAAATATGCTAGCATAAGCTTCAGCAATATTATCTTTTGCTAGGAAGATTGAATTTAATTTTGTATTACTATCAACAACCAATGGAGCAATTGTGGAATCATACCACTGATCTATTGATGGAGATAAGAATCCATCGCCAACATATTGTAGTACAACAAATGGGTTTGGATTGATTGTAGTTGTAGCGTTAGAATTACCAAGTAAAGTTTGTGAAGTATATGGTAATGTTACAACTCCATTGTTAATTACATATCCAGAAATATTTCTTTGATCATTTCTGGTATTCAATTCTTTGAGTAAAATGCTATCTTCTTTTGTGGAAGGTCTTAAAACCGACTGTTGTGTATCGATAGAACACTTATAGTCTGGAGATGTAAGATTGCCAACTCCATGTGCTTCAAAATTGTCAACAAAAAATCCAGACTTAAATCTATCAACACCAATCGAGTCTCTAACTTGCATGTTCAATGCTTGTTGCTCTAAGATGCTTAAAGCAGTATAGTACTCTAAACGCTCAACTCGCTTCTCAATTTTGCCGATATCTCTCATCGTATATCTACGATTATCGACCGAACTAATTCGAACATCCTTTGTGCTATTTGTATAAGCAGGAATGCTTAAATATGCTAAAGAGATAGCATCATCAACTGGTTCTGGTTTGGATGGATTTAAAGAAGAATTTCCTTTTTTAACAATAAAGTCACCTTTTTTGGTTAAGAAAACTCCATCGATTCTATCAAGATATTGGGTTTCACTAAAAATAGCAGTGTATTCTAATTGCTTATCTGGAGCAGGTGTTAGAGATTTGATTCCGCCATCAGAGTTAAAGTTAATATAATCTTTACCTTCTGGATTTCCTAGAATAGAAACATCCTGAAAACCAGTAATAGTTGTTTCGCTATCTACTTTTGGTCTAAAATCAATGACATCTCTTAAATTAATTTGACCATAAACTGAAGAATTGAATTGAGGAATCTCTTCAGAAGAAACACCTGCTTCATGTAGATACGAATCTACAGTACAAAAATCTCCTTGAGAATGATCAAAATAATCAAACGCTACAACTAATTGTCCTGTTGGAGCATCAAATCCTGGTTGTAAAATAATTCTAGAAACATCATATAGAGTGTCTCTTTGTCCAGAGTCAAAATTAAACTTATAAGTTACATCAGTTCCACTAACAAGAGTTCCAGAACTATCAACTGAAGGTGGTGTTGTACTTGTTCCTTCATAAACATATCTTAACTTATAAGCATCAGAATACGTTAGAGTTTGTAGAGTTTCTGAATCGTAATCTTGTCCACGTAGAGGAATTACCTTGTCTCCAGAAGATACAATAATAATTCTCTTATTTTTTACAGCAGTCTTTAATCTTGGTCTTGCTCTATCAACTTCTACCGTAGCAGTTAACTTTAATTTTGGATATGTAGAAAGACCATTTCCGAAATAATTTCCTGGTAGAGAAATAACTAAAGATCCTGCCGTGATTGTATTTCCTGATACAATAGATTGATTAATGCTAACCGAATCTGGATCAATATAAAGAATATCTCCATTTTCTACTACTGTTGAATCTCCTCTATCCAATACAGTAAGAATATAATTTTCTAAATTAAATGTAGTAAATCTTTGTGTTCCTACAGACAACTGAGCACTGAACGTTAAGAAACCACCACCGGCAGCAATCTCAGTAACAAAATCTTTTCTGGCAAAATATTTGAACTTACTATCAGCATCAGAATCTATCAAAGACCCAACTTGCTGACTTCCAGTTGGAAATACTAATGTAGACTTGGAAGAATTATTGATAAATGGTCTAACCCTTACAACGCTAGCATTTGTAACTTTGTTTGGAAGTACAAACTCTAGATAAATTCTAGATTTATTAGAACCAGATGGTTGAGTAACCTGTTGAACAGGAATTTTTAAAACATTATTTTCGTCATCTGTAAATTGAATAATATCTCCTTTTACAAGATACTTAGATAGATCTACACCAAATCCATTACACTCAAGATACTTACTTCCAAGGAATCCGTTGAATGGAAAATCTGAAACTTGAGTGAAAGAAGAATAATTTGTATCTAAAAGATTTACATCTGCTGTAAACTTATAATCGTTATACACAGAATAGAATGATTTAATATTATCTGGTCTGTATGTTTGAACAGTGTTAGTGTTTAATACAGCAGTAATTCTTGCCTGATTATTTGGTTCTGCTGGACCATCAGTAACAGTGACTAGAGGGGGTACAGCATATGTTTTATTAAACCTTGTTCTATCAACAATCTTCGCTTTATATGCTCTTCCACCAAATGTTTGGAAGTCGATGATTGAATTATCAAAAGATTCTCCATTAACAACTACTCTAGCGGTGTTTGGATATCCTGTGCCGCCAAAAGTAACAACAAAATGAGAAATTGTATTTTCTTGAGCAATCCTTAAAGTATTTCCATCTTCATCAACAATAGTTTCTCCTGGTAAGAATTGACCAAAAGATGTATTTACGAAGATTGTTTCTCCGTAACTATAGTTGCCGCTAAGGTCATTTTCAATAACGCCATACGCTTTACTTGTTCTTCCTGTAATATACTTACCAGTTCCAAA